TCTTCTCCACCATAATCTCTCAATCCATAGTAAGGTGGGGATGTAACACACATCCTTGCCTTCTCATCAAACTGTTTGAGTGTATCTCTACAATCTCCAAATAAAATAGTGTCTCTCATAATAATCCTACTTCTCCATTTTTACTGCCAAAAGAAACCGTACTTTTAGTAAACATTAAATCTGCCTTATTCCATATACAATATGTTCCAAGATGTGATATTCCTATCATATAATGATAGTTATCAGGAGTACACACCTTACCATAATTATTCTTTGCTTTACTATTTGTTCTAATATTAATCTCTGGTTTTGGATTTTTTGCTCTGGTTGTTTGAGTTGTTGACTTACAAGATACTATTGATACTTCTGGGTATTTCTCAACAATAAAATCACCATCCCCACCTGTATCAGGATTATTTGGCACGAATACTCTATAACCCATTTTAATAAAGACTTCTTGTGCTTTAATGATAGAATAGTCAACAACTTGATCTCTACTGGTACACCAATCAAATATACCAATAGGATTAAAGTTTCTACTTTTTGTTCCTTTTACAGTCATTACCACTTCTTCCTATAATTTGAGTTTCTTAATGGTGTAGAATACTGTAAGTTATCTAAACTGTTATTTGATATGTCATCATCAATATGATCTATTAAAACAGTATCGTATGCAAGTTGTTTAAATGGTTGAGGTGCTTGATCCCATTGCTCTCTTGTTATTCCTATTTCGTGAGAATAATCTTCAAGAGGATGCCATACAGTTTTTACTGCTTGATGAAGTTTAACTCTAAACTCTGCTGTGTCTCTGGTAGAGGTCTTTTTTGTATATTTCATACCTAAGTCACGAAATGGTTGTGCTAGAGTTGTAACACTAAAATCATAACACTTTGGTTTTCCAACACCTTTCTTCTGTCTCCAGTTTTCAAATACTGCCTTCCATTTGTTTGTCTTTGAACTCCATATCTTACCACATTTACTCACATAGTAATCAGGTATTACTAATCCAAATCTTTTTAGAACACGAAGTTCAATACCTTCAATGATAATAGTTTCCATAATAATTAACCTGTGATTTTACTGTAACCTGTTCTTTCCCATTTTTGTTTTGAATGAAGATAAATTCCAGGAAAATGTAACTTTATTATATCATTACCACCATACTCCTCATTAATTCTTTGCCCTGCAATTTTAGCAAGTCGGCAAAATGGCATTGCATCTCCTTGAGATAGATCCCAATATGAGGTTGATTTTGCATATTTATACCAAGATTGTACTTTAGTAGTGTCACCCTCTGGTTTGGCAATTTGGAATTGAATCCACCCTTTAACGATGTCAGCGTTGTACTTCATAATGATTAATTAATGGATTTAATGAACTGTAGATCATAATCTTCTGATTCCTCAAAATAATCTCTTGACTCATTTAAGTCATTATAACCTGTTAGGAAAAAATCTGCAGGATCAGGATCACATGATGCTGTATATACTGCACCAGTATCTTTAAAGTTGTAGAGTTTATCAGATGATACACAACATGCCTTACCACTCTTCACATCAGATATGATAAAGTAATCAGCAAGTTTGTCATCATAATCTTTTGCTGCTCTACGGTTTTTAATAATCAAACCTCTAACTGCAATGCCTGATTTGTTTTTGAATTGTGTTACTTTTGACTCATAGGAAATTTTATCCTTAGTAACCAAGTCAATACCAGGTAAATTTACTCTTTCAAGTAAATCATTACTATACTCAGCAAGTGCTTTTTCAACCATTTCACCTGCTTTTGGAAAGCGTAGATTGTTATCAGTATAACCTCTAATTGCATATAGAAGTTTAGATAAACGATCTAATTGGAAAGTTTTAAAATCAATCATCTTGTGATAACAGAAATAGCGGGTTCACCCCTGTTGAATACGGTGTCAACAACTGCCTCGACTTTACGTGCGGTGCTGACTCCAACATTATTATACACTGGGACACATACCTTACCATGTGTCTTGTGACAGTTACCCAATCGGATCACTCTACCAATCGTTTGACTGATAGTGATATAATCCATATTACGCATAAACACTGCTGCCTCAAGACCCTTGACATTGATTCCTTCTGCCAATATGCTGTGATGTAATACTACAAACTTCTTATCATCATCCTTACCCCACGCATTGAGAACATTAAAGAACTCATCTCTACCTACCTTCTCACCATCAATAATAGCACCTGTCTTTGATGTAATAGTCATCCATGAATAACCACGCCAAGCAAGTTCATCCTGAAACTTAGAGGCATATAAAAGATTAGTAATCTGTTTGGTAGATTTTGCACAGATAAGAATCTTGTCTACCTCCAATTTATCAATAGCACTAATCATGTGTTCTGACTCTACCTCAGAATAGATCTCATCCTTTCTTAGTAAACGACTCTTATACACCTCAACTTTAGGTGGTAGGATATAACCTTCATCAACTAACTTAGGTGCTGGTACATTAACAATTACCTGACCATACACCTTACTGTCATTCATTCCAGCTTTTTGGACAGTAGCACTATGCTTAGGAGTAGCAGTAAAGAAAAAGCACCTGTTAGCCCAATCAGTTGCAAAATGTCTAACAGCAGGGAAAAAGTTTCGTTGAACACTATTATGTGCCTCATCAAAGTAAATTGTATCTACATCAATCGTAGATCTTTTGACCTTATCAAGTGAATGATAGGTAGTAAATATAATCTTATTTCCTCTTGTGTACTTGTGCCAAAAGTAAATATCCTCAACTTTGGTTGAAGAATAGTGTGGTGTCTCACCACTATGAACGTGCATCACAGATACATCATCAAGAACCTCAAGGAACTCGGATGATAACTGTTCTGCCAATAGAATACGAGGAGCAACTACAACAATAGTACCTCCTCTCTTGGCATCCTCAATCATACACATAGTTTTACCACCGCCTGTAGGAACGATGATTTGCCCCTTGTCATACTTTGCCATAGCATCCAGAGCATCAGTTTGGTGTGGACGTAATGGCATCAGTGTTTTTCAGATGAACTTATTATAGCAGATCACTCAATGGATTGGAAGGTGCTTGTGACAATGTTACATCTGTCTTTCTATGAATAACTTCTGTCTCCATTCTCTGCCTAGCAATTTGATTATATTCTTCAGATACATCTATACCAATATAATTTCTACCTAAACATTTTGCTGCTAACGTAGTAGTACCACTCCCATTGAACGGATCAAGAACCACACCATCTTTAGGACAAAAACATTCAATCATATCGTATGCCAACATGTTAGGAAATACTGCTGGATGTTTACTCTTTAATTTACTTTCACCACCACAAGTATTGCCGAAAGTCATTACTGTGCCTGGACATTTGGTAGGATTAATCTTAACTTTACGAGAACCTGTTCTACCACTCTTAGTCCTAATATTTGCACCTGTCATTACCTTTCCACCATGCTTTGATGGTATCTTTATATTCTCCTTATCAAAATATTGTGGTCTTCTACCTTTCAAGAATATGGGCATATATTCATGGTCTACTCTAAATCTTTTCTTCCACCATGCACCTTCTGTGCCTTGCCTGTTGTAGATATTACATTCAAATAACCTAAAACCAATATTATCACACCAATCAATAATAGTTCTGAATGATGTAAGTGACTTAGCAAAATCTTTAGTAGAGTCCTGTATTACCATTACACATATTCCACCATCCCTTAAAACTCTCAACAACTGCTCACCCAATCCATGCAGATCCAAAGTATAACCATTGTAATCTCTTAGTGCATCATAAGGTGGAGATGTAACCACCATATCAATGCACTCATCAGGTAATGTTTTGAGATAAGATATATTATCAGATGTAATTATCTCATTCATGTAATGCTTTTCTCTTTACAGCGTTTGTGAAGTATTCAAGGTTATCACCAATAAGACCAGTACCAGTATTACATCTCTTACACAAATATCCTCTAAAGGTCTTAGATTTGTGGTCATGGTCACATTGCCATGGGCCATTTGTACCATCGACACCCTCTGGAATATCCTCTACTTTCTCATAAACAACCTTACCACATTGTGTGCAAGGTGTCAAGTAATCTGGAGGTGGATTATCTTTCTTTATCTTCGATAGAATAGCAGATTCTTTTCGAGAACAATCTCTACAATTAGTATTAACTCTCAATCTCATTCCATTTCTTTTGAAACGAGTGCGATAGTGTTGAAAATATGTAGAAGGTAATTTCCTCTTACATACAGAACATGTGCAGTCAATGATCTCAATCAAATGCTCATCAGAACACTCATTACATACTGAAACGAGAGGGAACCCCATTTCTGACATGACAAAGGCATCAGATGGTTTGGTTTTATTGCAACAGGGACAGTTGAAAGCCATTTACCTTTATTTGTTATTTCTATTATAGCAATAAAAAAACCCCTGTGGGGGTTTTTGTGCCAGATCTGCCACTGGTTCTTAAAAAAATATAAAGCTTGTCCTACAAACCATACAAAGGTATGTATGATGATCGTAAGTTTGACTTATTTAATGGTTACTACCGCAGGGAATGATGTTCCATTAGTATTGGAAGCATATATCTCATATCTTTGCTGACCAAAGGTAGGTGCAAATGTTGACTGTCCAGATGTTACATTAGGTGTAATAATGAAATTACCATCAAAAGGATTCATTACTGCATAAACAGAATCAGTAGCATTACCAGCAGGATCTACATTCGTAGCACTCCATGAAATAGTTCCTCTACCAAAAGTAGTTCCTTCAGTTTGATCCAAATCAGAAGATGTTAATACAATATTTCCTTGAGGATCTTTCAGAGTAAATGCCACTCCAGCAGGGTTATGTTGCCAATCTTCAGGATCATTACCTGAAACAAATTTTCTATTAAAACATTTAATTGTTATTGTATGATCTCCTAAACCAAATCCTTGTGTATATGGTGTACCATCAGTATAACTTATTCCACCAGAAGTACCTGTAGTTTCCCATTTACCCATTTGACTGGTATTGGAATTGGCAGGGTAATGACTATCATAGTCAGTAGTAGCTCCTTTTGGAATAGCATCTATATTCCACTCACATCTATTATCTGACTGAATCTCGAACGTGTATTGTCCAACTTTAGCAGTATCAGTTATCTTCCAAACCCAAGTGTTAGTAAATGAAACATCTCCATTCTGTGTTTTTGGATCAGTGCTATTTTCCCAAGCAGCATAATCACGCATAAACTGTGACCAATATTGCTTCATTGCAATATATTCCCAATCTCCATTAGAATCTTTACCACTATGTAATGCAGAATCATATGAATTAACCCATGTTGTTGTAGTAGCAGGAGACCAGTTAGCAGGAACTATTGTAAGATCACCATTTCTCTTATTAGGATTATTTCCATCATCATGGAAAACTAGTTTCTGTCCGTATTCTTTTATTCTCTCGTTTCTCAAATAATTACCACCGTTTGCTGGTCTATTTCCAGCTTGAGATAGATTAGTAAACTCTACATCATACAATCCTTCAGGTAAAGTTAAAACAGGAGATAGATAAGTATTAATTCTATTAACAGATCTGGTATATGAATATACGACAGTTCCAGAGGAATTCTTAATCTCGATCTTGTCAAATGCTACTCCACCAACATCAGAATAATCATCTTGTGTTTGATAGAATTTACATTGAACTTGTGTTCCGTCAGAAGCACTAGTTACGTTTAATGTTTGCTTACCTGTTGCATCATTTTCTGGAAAGTTAAATCTAATATGTTGAGTATGTTCTACTGATACAACAGGAACTTGACCAGGAGGAACTGGGGTTCCAGCAGATCCATCACATTCTAGTCCAACACTACCTTTTACACTAGCAGCACCTTGAGATCCTTGAATGTTTGGATCAAAAAACTTACCACATATTGCAGCACCACCTTTACCACCACCTTCTCCCTGATCTAGACCAGTAGCAAGAGGACTTTTACCAAGAGTGCTTCCACCTGGTTGACCATAATCACCACCATCTCCACCTGCACCACCAGGAGTTGAGTTTGCAGCACCATCAGGATTTTCTCCACCAGAACATTTAGCAGGGACATTCGGTATTCCAGCAGAACCTGATTGCCTTTCTTGTGGACCACCACCAACAAAATTTCTAAATCCCCATCCAGCACCTTCACCACCAGCACCACCTCTACCTTGTTCGGGTGTAGTTGAAGTATAAGATCCTAGATATACGGTAGAACATGAAGTATATTGGCACATGTGACCATAAATTGTACCAAATCCATTAGTAGGATTTGCCCAAGTTCCTGGAGAACAGGGTAATGTTGCAATAAAGAGTGTAGCATATACTGAACCACCAGGACATGGATCGCCACCACCTGAACATCCATCAGTAAATCCACCCATTGATAGTGATGTACTACAAGATGTTGAATATCCTCTGTCACAAAGACCTGCTTGGACAGGTAATGCACCCATTTGTCCTTGTTCTCCTCCTCCACCACCACCATAAATCTTACCACTACCTTCAATATGAATTGTAGTTCTACTCTCAGATCCTTCGTGTCTAATTGTTAATGCTGCTCCTGCATCTTTACCAGGATCACTTAATGTTTTATCTGCCTGAGTATTAAAATTAAAAAATCCTGCCCTTCCAGCAGAACCGTATATTCCACCACTAACATGAATCCTTGTATTCAATGCTTTTAATGGTGATGGCAATACCAATTTAGCACCTGGTTTTTTACCACTTCCTACTCCACCATCACCAGTTAATCCATTAGTACCAGTATCGTCAGAATATGCCTGTCCAGTTATATTAATTATCTTTTGTACATTTCTTTGATAATTTCCAGTTGTTGCACCAGAGGCATCTAAGTTATTATTACCATCCCAATCAATTCCATCTGAACCATTCTTTAGACCCATATCCAAGAATTTATCATTACCAGATTGATTTGCAGTATATCTCTTAATAGAATTTCGCATCAAAGATGCTTTCCAATCAGTACCTACTCCATCAAATGTTCCATTTGCATAGGTATCTTCGGGTATAGAAGTATTTTCAGTAGAATCAGGGACTACAGGATTTCTTTCTTCCTTTCTAGTATTCCTAAACAACTCAGAGGCAGAAATAGATCCACTAGAAGTTTCTTTAAAATTTGATCTAAGTTGACTCCACTTAATTTCACCTGAAGCGAAATATGGTCCTGCCTTTGTTACACTAATACTCATTAACTATACGTTAGTGAAGGTTTGCCCAACTACTACCATTATAAACTTGTAGTTTATTAGTAGATGTATTGTATATAATTGCACCTGCTTGCAAATCAGTCAAATTACCTCTTTCAGTTGAAGTAACTTTTGGAGGAATCATAAACATTTTATTCTGTTGTGGTACTAATAAATCTCCTCTACCAGCATTAGAGAAGTCAACAGCAGCACTCGCACCTTGACTACCAACTGCAAAGAACTTCTTAATATGAGTTGCACCATCTACTTCCAATTGAGCAACTGGTCCAGTGGTTCCAATACCTACCTTATTAAATATTGCTGTACCAAATGGAGCATCTATAGCAACATTCTTAGCAATATTAGCAGTTCCAATACCAATCGTACTCACACCTGATATAGTTTCAGAAACTTGAATATTCAAGAATGTTGAAATACCTGTGCTATTATTAAGATTTGATCCACTTATTACTGAAGGTAATGGATAATTAAATACACCATCAACTTGTAAATTACCACCAACTGTTAAACTAGCACCAACATCTAAAGTACTCTTAACAAAAACATCGTCTGAGAATGTTGCTATTCCAGCAACATCTAATGGATATTCAGCAACCGTTTTACCAATACCCAAATTACCCTTATAATCAAGAGTCATTAATGTTTCATTTGTTTGACCATAAAGCCAATTAAATGATCCAGTATTTACACCAACAAAATTACCAGCGTGAAGTGCTTGAGTAAAATCTCCAGTATCTCCATTAAATATTTCAAGAGTTTTACTTGATTCACCAAACTTAAATTGTGCTGTACTTTCACCAATTCCAATTGATGCTTTTTGACCCAACTGTAGAACTGCTGCCTTTGCACCTAATACATCAACAGTAGTAATACCAACACTAAAGATTTCTACATTCTTTGCAGGATTAATCTTACCAACAGCTAACTTATTCTGAATATCTAAAGATCCAGCAGTTGCTATACCAATATTAGAATTAGTAGAATTTAAAGAACCTGTTGTAAGAACACCAGAAACCGTATCTCCAGAAATACTTCCAGTTACTTTGATTTCATTAAAGGTTGAAATTCCAGAAGAATTAATATTACCAGTTATATTACCACTTACGGTTCCTGTAATTGTATTAGAAGTTAAACTATCAATATTGTAAGTATCTGTTCCTGTTCCAACAGTTCCGTTTGTTTCTCTATTAACAATCTCTTTCCAACTTCCATCATCTGCAAAATATGCTCTATTAGTTGCAAAAACTTGAGCAAAAGCACCTTTACTTGTAAGTGGACTAGGTAAATTACTTTGATTGAGATAGTAGAATGGTATTAAGTTCTCACCTTCAATAGCAGTTATAATACCTGTTACATTAACGTTAGATGCTTCTACCTGAGTAAATGTAGATAAACCACTAACAATATTACCTCTTAAATCTCCAGTAAATCCTATTCCAGCAGTTACTATACCTGTTGCTACAACATTACCTGTAGAGTTTATTCCTACACCTTCATTAAATGTTCCTAGATCATTATTACCACCAATCTGTAAGAAGAATCTTGGATCAACAGTTGCAATACCAACTGCACCTTGAGAGTATATACTCGTATATCCTAAACCAACGTCCTTATCTAACCACTGTGATGTTGGTAGATTCAATAGATTCTTACCATCACCAAAGTAAGTAACAAGACCAGTTGGGTCTGTTGCGGTTATAATACCAGCAGTACCAACACTAATACCAGCACCAATTTCACCAGCAGCAAAATCTAAACTGTTAACTGTTAATGTATCACTTATGACTAAACTTGTAATAAGTCCTGAAGTAGCATTTACTTCACCAATAACTTTGACTTTTCCTCGAACATCAAGTGCCTCAGTAGGAACGGTTGTTCCAATACCTACCAGACCCGTTTGATTAACGAGAAAATTGTCATCATCAACCTGAACACCATTACGAAAACTAAAGGACTTCTTAATATTAGCCATTTATATTAATTTTTAGTTATTTATCAGGACAGAGCATCAACCTTAGCTGATAGTTCTTTGATTGCCTCAATTAAAATTGGGACTATTTTTTCATAACGAACTGCTTTATAACCACCATCTCTTGTAGTAGTTATACCTGGAAGACCTAATGCTTCAATCTCTTGTGCGATTACACCAGTATCTTGTTCTCCCTCTGGATACTGATCTCTATATCCCTTCCAAGTAAATGTATTACCTGTAATTGCCTTAACTTTATCTAGAGCATTTGGAATAGCAGTAACATTATCTTTTAATGCACTATCAGAAGTTGAGAAAGCAGTAATATCACCTGAAACAACTAAGTCACCCGTAATGGTAATTCCATTATTTGAAGTTTGTAATTTAGTTGCACCATTATATAACAACTGTGCTGCGGATACACCTACAGTATTCAATCCTTTGAAGACGACATTTCCACCAGCATGTATTTCAACATTCTCACCAGCATCAGTACCACCTTGAATCTTTAACGTACCAGTATCATTTTTGATAATCGAATCTGTAGAATCATGGAATATTTCCATGTCCAATCCAGTCCCGAAAATGACCTTAGCGTTGTCAGGTAACTTAATTCCACCATTAAAGTTAGATGATCCTGTAATTGTTAATTCACCACCTAAGAATGTATCACCAGCAACTCCAACTCCACCTGCAACATATAAAGCACCTGTAGTAGAACTAGTTGAAGGAGTTGTAGAGAAGATCTTAACATCACCACAAACATTCAATCTCTTACGAATTGCAGCACCACCATCTACAGTAAATGCACCAACTAAAGTTCCAGCAGTACAATCTGAAGTAGATTCTGTTTCATTTGTAATCTTAGTTACACCATCAACAGTTAAACTTTCAGTTAATCTAAGTGCTTTGTTAAATCTTATATTACCGTTAAAGGTAACAGGACCATCGAACTGAGATAGAATCTGTTTAGATGCTCCACCCTCAACAAGTAATCTATCTTTGATAATTACTTCATCAAATACAACACTTAACGCACTTGGATCTTCACCTGTTACAGTTGGAACTGGAATATCAAATGTTATCTGTTCACCAGAGTCAGATGAAATCTTAGTGTTTCCAATATAGAAATCACCCTTGTCATTCATACCTGTGTAAACAACAGTACCACAAGAGGTTTCTTGTGATTGTGATAAGAACTCTTCCCTTTCAGTAGGTGTCTTTAACTGAACTTGTGGAAGACCAGTTGAATAGTTACCTGGACCATAACCAAGATATTCAAATGTATGACCAGATGCACGAAGTATAGATGGTCTTCTTAATTCAATAGAGATTGGTTGAATCTTTCTAACTACAGAATTGTTAATATGATTATCAACAATCGTACCTAAAGCACCACGAATAACTTTTAACTTAGTTCCAGTTTTTATATCAGCATCGATAATTCTCATCATCTCACTGTCAATTTGAATATAAGAACCTAATGGGAACTTAGATTTAATTCCAGTTTCAATTTGTGCTGAACTTAATCCAGTATTAAGAGTTAATGTAACAGGTATCTCATCAGTAGTTGTAATATCAGAAGTTAAATTTAATGTACTACTATCAAAGAATGGTAACGCTCTTACACCTATGTTCTCTCCATTCTTACCACTAGCAGCATTATTAGCAGATAAACCATGCTTAAGAATATACTTAGGACTTGTTAATCCACCAGGAGTTGATGCAGTAAACGTATCAACATCCACAACTTCAGTAACAATTAAATCACCAAGATTAGCATCAGAAGCATTTAATACTCTAATTGAATTTCCCTTGGTTAATCCATGTGAAGAACTACAATTAAATGTAGTTACATCAGTACCAGTAGAAGTACTAACTTCAACAACTGATCCTAAAGTAATTACTTGCTGTCCTTCAAGTATTCTATCTGCAGATGGTTTGTTAACTGCAATTTGAGTGTTGCTAGTTACATCCGAAATTCTATAATAAGCATCAGTACCAGTAGTAATACCAGTTATTTGTACATAATCACCATGTGCCTTATTAGTAATTGCTACTGCAGAACTAATATCATCATCAGTAATAGTAAGATATGCAGAAGGAGCTCCACCAATACCACCTTGTGCAGGTAATGAAGAATCTAAGTAATACCTATCATTCTGTGCTACAACTCCACCAGTTTTATAACCAGATCCTGGTTCACTAATCTCAACAGAAGTAACAGATCCACTTGCTACAACAACCTTTGCAGTTGCACCATACCAAACAGCACTTGATGGAGCACTTGCACTATTAAAGATTTTTATGTTGTAATATGTTCCATCAGTATGACCAGAACCAGCAGTAAGAGTACCAATGTTTCTTAATCCATTAAACTTATGCTCTTTTGATAATGTTAAAGATGGATTTGCTCCTGTATTACCAGATATACTAGAAATAGTATCACTTATATTGAAGTTAGCAAATAATTTATTAGCAGTTTCTCTAGTAATACTCTTCTTAAGATCATTAGTAACCACATCACCAAGAGGGAATCTCTTTGCATAACTCTTTGCTTCTTGTGGGTTGTCATTAATATTATCTCTATCTAATTCAGGATAAAGATTAACAACATTTTGATTATACTTTGCATCAGAAAATTCTTCCTCAAGAGTATTACTACTATTCAGAACATATAGATGATATACACCATCCTGAGATCCTTCAACATACTTGTTTATTGTTTCTGTTCTATAAACAAATAAGTTATCTGAGTTATTATTTCTTTCAAATCTAGGAAGTGCGGTATTTCTAGTACCAGTATTATTAGTCCAAGTTCCTACATCATGCACATTACCCAAAATATCAGTAGTTGAATAAGAGAATATCTTATCATTAGTAACACTAGTTACTGTAAAGGTTCCATTATATCCTCGACCCACTGCACCATTTTGATTGGTGTTACTAATAACATTCTTAACAATAATCTGATCACCAGCATTTAAATTATGAGATTTATCAGATCTAATTGTAACTATCTTAGTACTAATATTAAAATCAATATAAGAAATAAATTTATGATTCCTAGCGAAATCATAATCTGTTGTTGATATTACAGTTCTAGTATGATCAGCATCTTCCCTTACGTTAGTAGAACTTGATTCCTGAATAACAAAGCTATCTTGAGGATCTCTAGCGTTCTTTAATTCTTTAGGAACAACATATCTAAACTTATAAAGTTTATCATCTAAACTTCTATTATCAGTTTGTCTAAGAATATAAGGTATCTCATCATTTGTATCAGATATATTTGTTCTCTGATCATAGATATCAGATCCATTAACATGAATAAACCATCCACCCTGAACAGAATCATACTGCATTGGATGACCATATTCTCCTGGTTCCTTATCAGAAACTCTACTAATAACTTTTAAAGATCCATCAGCAGGACTACTAATCGTTTTAACATAAACAGGAGTCGTTCTATCAGCATTAGTTTTTGATGATGCAATCTGTATCTCATACTGACTTAGACCAATACCATCTTGTCTTGTAGCGTTCTTATCTCCAGTAATTGCATAATAAACTGTATGTGGATCTAACCCTTCTGGAAGATCTCCATTCTCTTTTATAATTCTAATTGACTCACCATTCTTAAAGGTGTGTGCAAGAGAACAAGTTAATTTATGAATTAATGTAGATGATCCACTAGTTGTATCATTATGAGTTGCCTCATATTGTTTCTCTGAAGTAAATGTTGTAGCAGATAAAGTACCTTGGGCATTATCATAACCCATTACAATTTCTGTACTATAAGTTGATGCTCCTATTGGTAAGTAAATTTTCTCACCAACTCTAGCACCAATTCTAAATCCCTGTGCTATCTCAGATGGAGGTACAGTTTGGTTTGTCTGTCCTAAAAGATATAAACGTCCAGCATTTGCAGCAGCAACAATCTTAGCTTTATCTAACTGTGCTAACTCAACTTTTTGATCAGTTGATACAATTGACCTTGGAGTAACAACGGATGTAATAAATCCTTTATCATCCTTATCAAACGCTTCTTTCTTAAATCCATCAGCAGCAAGAGCAAACTGACCGAAGTTAGAGTTAGAGTTTGTAATTGATGCGTCACCACCTGACTTCATTAAGAAGTGAATATGATAACCAATAGCGAATACAGAAACGATCTGCAATACAGCATCGTTTGCTAAAGTAACGTGTGCTGTTTTCCACCCTTCCCTATAAACAGCATCCTTATTTAAATGGAATACTTGAGCAGGGTTAGTTGATGATGATTCTGACGCTAATTTCTCTCCAACCTGTTTGGTATATGTAATACCATTATATTTTCTACTATTAGGATTATATTGTACAAATGCCCTATCATCTTTCTGCAAGGAAACACCAGTGAACTGGGCAACAACCATAGATTTAAATCCAGTTGCCTTTGCACCATCAGCCTTCATACCTTGCATACCATAAACTGATCTCAAAGAACAGTTAAAGATATAAGGAGATGCACCAGTAACAGTATCAACTTCTACACTAACTTCTGCACTACCAGCACTCAGTCCACCTGCAGGACCAGCAGGTAATGATGGTTTAACAAATGGTAGTAAATATGTAAACTGATTATCACTTAATACGCTTGATACCTTTGTTGATATATTATATTCAGGTGCATTTACTCCTTCAATCTTAATTGGAGTACCACCTGTTAGTTCATGTGGAATTGATGTAGTTACAGTAACAACTTGTCCTGGTGTTGCACCATCACCTGAAATAATACTTGTAATCTGAATACGATCAGAATTAAAAGCACCAACTATTTCATACTCAGGTCTTTGCTTGGCAAAAGAATCTCCCTCCTGTGGGAACTTTTGATCAACTTCTCTACCAGATGCCCTATTATAAGCATTAGATAACTTACTATAATAAACATCTAAATCAGTTAATCCACCAAAAGCATCTAACTTATTAACACCATCAGCATATTCAAATACTGTTAGTTTATGGTGAGAGAATATTGGTTTAGATTGATTGGTATCATCAAAAGTAGTTGGATCAGTATATACTAGAGTATTTTCATCTCCATCAAAGACAGAGAATTGCCAGAAATAACAAGCACCAGTAACCCTAAAGATTGCACTACCTTTTACATTATCATCAGTAGGATTAGGAACATACTTAGGTCTTATTTTCGTCTTTCTTAAATCTAGTCCAACGACAGAGGTTCCCCTTGGAATTATAACTCCACCTTCTGTACTATTGAACTTATAAAGTAAATTATCTTCTTGTGTTAAATCAAAGTTAGAATTTAATGTTAATGTAAGAGTATTTTGTGCTCCAGTTTCTGTTCCACCAGGACTTATTGCTTTTGCTACACCACTTTCATTTTTAATACCAAATCCTGGTCTATTATCTACAAGGTGCTCACCAGGAAATAGTAATATAGTTGTTTTCTCTACTATATCATTATCATTACCTCTTAGGTACGAAAACCTAGCAGATTCAATAAGTGCTCTTTGTAGGGTCTTAAAAGGTTTTGTTAATGAGTTTCCTTGATTTTCAATACCATCAGTAGCATCAAGGTCATTTGGATTTACATAAAGAATACGCCCTTCACTATTCTTTATAAAATTTTCTAACTTATTTAAAGGCATTGGAGAATATTGGCCAAAATATTTCTATGTTTCTATTTAGTCATCTTTTTGTGAGACAGGATCAACGTAAGTAATCATTTCAGGTTCAGCACTTCTCTTAATAACTTCCATTACTGCTAAGAACTGAT